GAAGCAGGTGTGGACGTTCCTGTATATCTCATGCCGCTTGGGGGTAGGTCGGAAGAATACACTCTCAACGTACAAGAGGTGGCGAACCTCTGTATGGAACGAGGCTGGAGGTTCTCCCCTAGACTACACATCAGCTTATTCGGAAATGCCTGGGGAACTTAAAGAAGTTGCCAAGTACAACAAAGGCATACACACCGAAGAGCAATACGAAAAGATAAGGAAGCAATTATGAAACAATGGTTAAAAAACATAACAGGTATTGCTGCTAAAGAAAAAGAACTAGAAGAAAAAGAACTAGCAGTACTAGATAAAACTGATCCTAAGGCTGCTGCTACTAAACGTGGTGAGCCTTGGGTAAACGTGTTAGATATGCAAGTAAATGAAGAAAACATTCGCAACGGGTTTTTTGAACTAGATTGGAATGATTATTTTATTAAAGAATTACTTGCGGCAGGATATGGCAGCGAAGGTGACGAAGATGAACAAATTGTCGATCGTTGGTTCAAAGATATTATTTTTAACATGTTACAAGAAGAAGGACTTGACACAAACAGAAATGCCGGTTATATTAATGTTGTACCAATAGAAAAAGGCAAAAGTGAAGTATCATGACTTATATCCTAATTGACACTGCTAACACATTTTTCCGTGCTCGACACGTTGTACGTGGCGACATTGATACTAAGGTTGGCATGGCAATGCACATTACCTTGAACAGTATTAAAAAAGCGTGGCAAGACTTTGACGGGTCTCACGTTGTTTTCTGCTTAGAAGGACGCAGTTGGCGTAAAGACTTTTACGAGCCGTACAAGCGCAACCGTAAAGAACATCGCGATGCAATGAGTCCACGTGAAGCAGAAGAAGATAAAGTGTTTTGGGAAATCTTTGATGAGTTCAAAGAGTTTGTTACAGACAAGACTAATTGTACTGTATTACAAAATCCTGTGCTAGAAGCAGATGACTTGATTGCTGGCTGGATACAAAATCATCCAGATGATGATCATGTAATTATTAGTACAGATGGCGACTTTGCACAACTTATCGCTCCTAATGTACGTCAGTACAACGGGGTAAGTAATACTACTATTACTCATGAAGGATATTTTGATGACAAAGGCAAGCCCGTGTGCGATAAGAAGACAGGAGAGCCGAAGCCTGCTCCTGAACCCCAGTACATGCTTTTTGAGAAGTGTATGCGTGGTGACACTAGCGACAATGTTTTTAGTGCCTACCCTGGTGTGCGCAAGAAAGGCACAAAGAACAAAGTAGGTTTGTTAGAAGCATTTGCTGACAAAGATAACAAAGGCTACAACTGGAATAACATGATGCTGCAACGTTGGGTAGATCACGAAGGTGCAGAGCATCGTGTGTTGGATGATTATACACGTAATGTTACTTTGTGTGATTTAACCGCACAGCCTGAGCACATTAGACAAGAAATAAATAATACTATCAGTTCAGCAGAAAGTAAGAATATTTCACAAGTTGGTATGAGACTAATGAAGTTTTGTGCTCGTTGGGATCTTCAACGTGTTGCAGATAATGCTGCACAATATGCTGAACCATTACAAGCGAGGTATAAATGACTTTTAAAGCAAAACCGGTATTACAAGATAAATTTTGGATTGTTGAGCAGGAAGGTGTAAAAATCGGCACACTTAGCAAAAATGAAGAAGGATTTACTTTAACCAGTGCTGGAAAAATAAATCTTTTTAAAACAGAAAGACAACTTAAAAAAACATATGGCAGTAACTTCTTAGTAGCAAATATTAAAACGCAAGAAGGTGATACTTCAAAAGATGTTCATGGCTATCCTACCAGAACTATTCCATATAATAGCATGTACGATATTCAACGTAAACTGCCACTGTTTACCAAAAGTGAAAAATCTAAAAGTGTATATTGTGCTGGATATTATCTAATTAAATTCAATGTAAATTGGCTTAAAAGTTATTGCCCTAAACTAATTACTGTTGAACGCAATGATTATATGGGTCCATATAAAACAGAACTAGAAATGAAATTGGCTTTAAGCAATGTCAACAGATCCGATTAATACAATGCCTATTCAGCAACTAATACAAATGGTAAAGGTTGCTGAACAAAGTAGGGCTAAAGAAGTTAGACTAGACATAAATCAAGCAAAAACTCTTGCATTTACACTTGGAGAAGTAATGGCAAGATTACATGGCGATTTAGAAGAAATACTAGATAAAAAGATTGAAAAGCTAAATCAAGACCAAGTTATTGAGATTAATATGGACTCAGGCGGCTGGTAAAAAAGATAAATATATGCGTAGTTTATATTAAAGGATACGCATATGAGTAGACCCAAGCCTACTGTCAAATTAGAATTCACTAATAAAGTTACATACAAGTGCGAACAAGTTCTTGATGCGGAGGCTATCTGGGCTGTTTTCTATCAAGATAAACCTTTTAATTTAAAAAGCAGTAATAGTTTAACAGGATATCCTGGACCTAAATATAAGAAAACCAGTTTTAGTAATCCAGGACATGCACACAATTTAGCTAAAAAATTAAATGATATGTTCAATACAGATGAGTTTGCTGTTTTTAAATTGACAGCAGGTGAAAAATTGGATCCATGAATAAGGTAACTTATACAAAACTATTTCTCAAAGAATTAGGAAAAAGTTATAACGATTTAAGTGTTAAAGAGCATATGCCGCTTTGGTGGTATAATACAAGGCAAAAAGATGTAGGCGGACTTAGACTTACAGATGACGGGTTTGACGTTATAAACAAAATTGAACTACAAACATATGACATTCCATATCCACGTGATATGCCTATGACCACACAGGTAATAATATTTTTAGACAAGTTTATTGATTGTCCTTATTATCTTACAAACAGAAGTATTACGGTTACAAATGAACGCAAAGCAGTTGAACTTGGGTTGTTTAGCGGAGATTTGCGTAAATATGGTTTAACAAAAGCTATGTCAAGGTCAAAGAAGGATGAGGATTGATTTACACGGATATCACATTCACACTGCTTGGCAACACTTTAACAGTAGAATAACCGAGGCATATTTTGCTGGACACAAAAAATGCACAGTAATTACTGGACAAGGTGCTATGATGCGTGAGTTTGAAACTTGGGCAAGGAATCATCCACGTATAAAAGAATGCAAACAAACACCAAATAATCCTGGAAGTTTTAGTGTAAAATTGAATAAAAAAGGTTGACATACTGTTTTTTATGTTCTATATTAGTATTAAATTAAATAGGCACAAAAGGCAAAAAGATGAAACGTTTAGTATTAGCACTAGCATTAGTAGGATCAACAGCACACGCAGATCCAGGATATCTCAATCAAGCAGGTTGTCATTATGGTACAACAGACGGTTGGCGTGGTATGTGGCATTGTCATCATATGGCTCGTTCTTATTATACAGATCGCGGCCTACAAACTGATCCACCTGTAGTTGGTGATCCTGTACACGATCGTATCAATAATCGTCAGCCAAACTACAACAATCATAATCATAACAATAACGATGCATTAAATGTATTGCTAGGTATTGTTCTTTTAGATGCACTTTTATCAAAATAATGGTTGACAATCGGTAAAACATATATTATATTATATGTATAGGGCAACAAGACAAAGAGGGTTACAAAATGTCTTACACTTATGACGATACAATTATTTCCGATCTACACAAGGATGCGTATGGTTTTCGTCCATCGCAGCGTTTCTTTAACGATTGGTCAGAGTATACACCTGCTGAGAAGCAAGAGTGTTGGGACTTTTTGATTGATGCAATGAAAGCGTCTCAAGCACAAGAGGAGGCTGCTGAAGCAGCTAATCTTGTAGAGTTCCGCAAGCAGGTTGCAGCAACTATGCGTTTTTGCGATTGCAACTGGAAAAAAGCAGTACAGTTTCTTGCAGATGCAGAAGGCGACGATATTGATTGTAATCAAGACTTTGATTACTTTCTGTGGAAGCAAGGCATTGGTTACAACGACCGTGCAAAAATCCGTAAACTTTATAAGGAATCATAATCATGATGAATACACAATGTCCTAAGTGCTACAGCGACAAGCCGTTGGGTGCTACACACTGTCCGCAATGTACACAACGTGTTACAAGCGGAGATGTTGTTAAAAACGAAGTAATGGGTATTTTTTGGATGATTGTAATTGGTGCAATTATTTGGAATCTTATTACTTGACAAAGTAAAAAAAGTATACTACACTAAGACATAGGCACTGATTAGAAAAGGAATACAAAATGTCAGACGTAATTCGCACAGTATCACCCAACAAAGCAAAAAACGCACTGCGTCACGCTATGCTAAAAAAGCGTCCAGTGTTTTTGTGGGGTCCTCCCGGCATCGGCAAAAGTGACATCGTTGCACAAATTACCGATAGCCTAAGTAATTCACTACTAATTGATATTCGGTTGAGCCTTTGGGATCCAACTGATATTAAAGGCATTCCATATTTTGACAGCAAAAATGTTAAAATGACATGGGGTGCTCCAGCAGAACTGCCAGACGAAGAACTGGCAGCACAATACGACAATATTGTTGTATTTTTTGACGAAATGAACTCAGCTGCTCCTGCTGTACAAGCAGCAGCGTATCAGTTGATTTTGAATCGTCGTGTCGGGCAATACAAACTGCCAGACAATGTTATCATCGTTGCTGCGGGTAACCGTGAAGCAGATAAAGGCGTTACATATCGTATGCCATCGCCACTTGCCAATCGCTTTGTTCACATTGAATTGGCTGTCGACTTTGACGATTGGTTCCAGTGGGCCGTTGATAACAACATTCACAAGGACGTGGTTGGTTACTTGACTTTCTC